GGATCCGCCAGGGTTTTAATCCCGCCGTTGATACCAATATGCAGCTCAGGATGGCTCTGCTTTAGCCGGTGCACTCTTGGGTAATTCAGCGGCGGAATATCGCGATTCTCTTTCGGCGATAGCCCCTGAAGCCACGCCTTGCGGGCGTGCACGGTAAATACTTCACAGCCTGCTGAGGCCACAATATCAATAAACCGCGCTAAATCCGCGTCTTCATCCTGGTCATCAATACCAATACGGCACTTCACCGTGACCGGAATCGACACCGCCGCCTGCATGGCCTTCACCGCCGCCGCCACTTTTTCGGGATGGCCCATCAGGCACGCGCCAATCATATTGTTCTGCACCCGGTCGCTGGGGCAGCCAACGTTTAAGTTGACCTCATCATAGCCCCACGCCTGCGCAATCGCTGCGCACTCCGCCAGCTCACCCGCATCGCTGCCCCCCAACTGCAAAGCAATCGGATGCTCCACCTCGCTATAGCCCAAAAAGCGCTCACGCGGGGAGCCGTGCAGTACCGCACCGGTGGTCACCATCTCGGTATATAGCAGCGCCCGCTTGGTTAACGTGCGTGCGAAGGCACGGTAATCTCGGGTCGTCCAATCCATCATGGGGGCAATAGAAAACAACCTGCCCCTGTCGGCACTGTTACTGCTAATTAAATCAGTCATTTAATAAATTCTGTAACTGTATGAATATACATTTATAATACCACCTGATACCGTTAAAACCCGCCCTCAGTGTACCACCAGTGTACCAAGCGGCGGCAAACTCCCAATTTCCAAAAATCTTGGTACACCAATGGCTAGTTTTCAGAAGCGGCAAGGAGCTTGGCGGGCTATTGTACGGAAGAAAGGCCACCCCTCCCAGAGTAAAACTTTCAGCACCAAAGCCCGTGCCCAGAAGTGGGCGCGCCAGGTCGAAGCCCTTATCGAAGCGGGCCTGATAGGTGAGGGCAACATACCCACTATTGATGACCTATGCCGGTGGCACTTAGCCCACCTGGAAAGAACCTCTAACCGTGGCCGCAAAAACCAGACCGGTGCGAACAACATTAAGCGCGGTCTAGGCGCAGAAACGCTAATCACCGAGATCAATTATTTGAAGCTGCAGGTGTTCTGCGAGACGCGAATAAAGGTTGACGGTGTTAAGCCCTCTACCACGCTGCTGGATGTCCTCTTTCTCTCGGGTGCCATCACCACCGCTGTGGTAGAAGGCCGCCTGCACTCTGATTATAAGACCAAAATGAGCGGCTGGTTATCTGGCTTGAAGCGGGCGGGCTTAACGGGCAATCCGGCAGATCGGGAGCGACGGCCATCGAATGAAGAGCTAGAACTGTTGCTGGTTCATACCCAGCACAACCGGGCGCTGCGCAGGATTCGCTATCACGACATCATTCGCTTTGCCGTGGATTCCTGCATGCGGCTTGATGAGATCTGCTCGCTGCGCTGGTCAGACCTCGACGCCAAGAACGGTACCATCGTGGTCAGGTTGCGTAAGCATCCGGTCAATAAGACCGATCAGGTCGTGCCGCTCATGGGTGAAAGCCAGGCCATTATCGAAGCACAGCCACGCACCGGGGAGAAGATCTTTCCCTTCAATACGGATTCGGTGTCAAACGGTTTTCGTCGTGTGTGTAACCACCTGGGGATTGAGAACTTACACTTCCACGATTTGCGGCATGAAGGCATTAGCAGGCTGTTTGAGCGGGGGTATCAAATTCAGGAGGTGGCCATCGTATCTGGCCACCGGGACTGGAAAAGCCTAAAGCGGTATGTGAACCTCAAGCCCGGCGACCTAGTGAAGCGGGAAAGGGCAGCTTAGGCCACCTTTTCGCGCTTGGCATCAATGAACTTGGCAGCATCGGCAATATGCACCATGGGTTGGCGGGCGGTGCGGGTGAGTGGCACCGGAAAAGTGCCTTGCGCTATCCGGTTTCGAGCGGTCTGCAGCGATACTCCCATGATGTCAGCACAGAACACTTCCAGCGGTATCAGCGGCTTTTCATAGCACGCCAGCAGCATGAACTCGGTTTTCATTGTGGGCTTACTCCTTTCTGACGCGCCCGCCAGTGGTTGAAGCGGTTGCGGATCATGCGAAACGTTTGGCACGCGGCTGGGTTGCTATCCAGCTCGGCGCGGCTGGTGATTTTGCAGGCGGCGATCAGCCAATCGCGCGCATCTTCGGTGGTGTGGGTGCCGTCGGGTAACTGGCATTCGCTTAGCTGGTTTTTGTACCGGCGGCGTCGATCTAGGTAGAGCTGGAACGCTTTATCTTGGCAAAGCATCGCGGCTTGGCGGGCGTAGGCGCCGCCTTTGGGTGGCGGCGGAGTGCGCGCGGGCGGCGTGTGGTTATGTCTTGCTTCGCTCACTTTTCCACCTCGCCCTTAACAATTTTTAAAAGAGGCTTTTTTGCCTTTCCAGGCTGCTCTTTTTCGATACCCAGCAGATCCATTGCTTTTTCAAGTGCGACAGCTAATGCATGATTCTGCTCATTCAGCAGGCTTATATACTGGGCTGGAGTAGCCGCCAAAATACGTTCGCCACACACTTTGCAAATCCCATCCTTGTACTCCTTTGAATCAGCTGGCCAGCAGCTAGCGCAGTAATAGTAGTTTTGCGGTTGCGGGGGAGGGTGGTTGCTGTTCACGACAATCTCCCTTGGCCTTTGCGGCGCTCTTCTGCAGCGCGGGCAAGCAGCCAGTTAGCCATCTTGTGCATGGCGGGCACTGTTTCGTTAGCTGCTTCCTCAAGCGCCTCTGCCCGAGCTGTCACCTTGACGCAATCAAGGCTTACCCCAGGAGCACTAAGCGACCATTTACCGATCTTTCTTGCCAGCTGCCACGTCGCCTTTGGGGTTTGTTCGTGCTCAATCCAATCGGTAGCGATGCGCCGCGCTTCTTCCACATGAGCTGCCAACTCGCGGCGCTTTTCTTCTGATTTTTGCCTTAGCGCGATTTGCGCTTCTTCGGCAATGCGGTACTGCTCGCGCTGTTCCACAAGATCAACGATCTGGTTAAGATGCTTTACCTGCAGCTTATTCAGCTCTTCGCCCAGCTTTGCCAGCTCAGGGCTTGACGACAGCATCGCCAGCTCTGGCCAGCGCCCATCACTGACAAATGACGTCACCAACCGGATGTTGCTACTCATGTTTTTGAGCATATCCAGCTGCCGGGCGGCTTCTTCGGGGTTCTCACGAACCCAGTTGGGATCGATGGCCATACTTCCTCCTAAAACTCAAAGCGCTGCGCGACGCCCTTGGTACTGGGCTTTGCTTCGGTGCGGATCTCGATCACTTCAACGCGTGGCTTGAAGTGGCTAGCGGTGCTAATGCCCAGCTGGAAGGCAGCGCCCAGGCCGAAACCGGCAGCCAGCAACTTGATGGCAAAGCGGTGTTGGGCTGGCATTGGGTTACGCATTGTTGGCACCACTACGGCTGGCCACCTCATCCCATACCGCGTTTATTTTTTCTCGGGTAACGTGGGTGAATTTCTGTTTCCATTTCTCAAAGACGGCGGTTCGCGCGCTTTCTGGTGCTGATAGCATTTGTAGTGCCACAAACTTCACTTCCTGCTCTTTGGCCCATTCAAACCATTCAGGTGGGTAGCCGTTTAGGCCGCCTAGGGGGCGACCGTCTGGCCACTGAGTTGGCCTCTCCATCAAATAGCCCCCTTAGCTTGGCGTTTTTGAACGCTGGGCAGTTCGCTGTAGCAGCCTTTGCAAACACCCCTGAGCCCGTCTTTTGCGCGCCGATCTCTATAGAAAAACTCGGCATCGGCTGGGTAGCTTTCCTGGCAGCCAGAACAGAGTTTTTCTTCTTCCTTGAACGGGCCATCTGGCGCGCTAGCTTTGGCCTGGCTGTTTAACGTCATTGAGTTAAGCATCGTTCCCATACTCCTCTTCAATTTCGTCAGCGACATCGTGAACGTCTTTGCCTTGCTCATAGTCGGCTTCTACCGCGTCTCTATCGGCGAACATCACGCCCCGATCCGCCAGCAGATTCACCAAGGTTTCAAACCATGTATCTAAATCATGTGTATCGATGTTCATAGGGATACTCCTTTCAGCACAATTCAGGCGGGAAGTACTCTTCTTGCAGGGTTGGGGGGGGGCGGCGCGAACAGGATTCGCGCGGCTTCTCTTGCTGCGATGGCGTCTTCGTACTCGGCATCGCGCTCTACTTGGTAAATTTCTGAGCTCTGCCACGCTTTAAGGCGTTCGAGCTGGGCTTTTAGCTCCGCTGGTGATGGCTCTCGGGGCTCGATATCGACCCCCTGCGTACAGTTAGTGACACGAGTCCAAGGGCTTTCGGCTTCGCCTTCAGCCTGAAAACCAACCCCAGACCGCGACCCTTTCGGGCGCACTTCCCACTTATAAACGCGGGTCATGTACTCGCTAGAAAAGCCCGCACGGCCGGTGGCCACCAGGCCGAACGTCACTTTCTGCTCTTCGCCATAGCGGCCTTTAGCCACCACCGCTTCGGCTCCGTAGTATTCGCCGGTTGCGTGGCTGAACTGCTCGACGTTGGGGCCGGTGTTCATCTTGGTTTCTACCCACGGCTTGATCGGCTGGTCTTTGCGCTTGGTCATTGGGCCGCCCATGAGCCTCAGAAACTGATCCCACTGGCCAGCGTTGGCCGCCTTGCGGATCTGGGCGAAGCGCTGGGCCGCACAGGGGTGCGGGCGGGTGGCCGCTTCCCAGTCCTTGAGCATTTGATCTTGCTTTTCAGTGAGGCGGCGCACCTCGCGCCACACCGTGACGGAAGGCAGGCCGATAAACTGGAACTGGCGGATGCCCCACACGCTTGCCCACGCCTCAATGCGCGGCGCGCTGGTCTTCATTTCATGGCCGTATTTGTCCATTTCCATGAACTGTTCGCCGTTGATGTTTTTAGAGATGTATTTAGCGACGTAACCGGCGGCAGTGCCTTTCTTGTAGTCGATTCGCTTAGCGTCAAAGCGCGCAGTGGTCTTCTCTCCCCTGTGGTCGTAAAGCTCTTCGGGGCTTTCGGCTTCAGCGTACTCGCCAAGCGTCTGTGTAATGGCGCTTTCGTCTTCGGGCTTCATCCATAGCAGTAGATGCCAATGCGGCGTGCCGTCGTGGTGCGGCTCTACCACGCGGATGCCGTAAACACCGATATCGTCGCGGGCCAACTTGGCGCGAACCTTCGCCCACAGCCCCTGCAAATACTGCTGAGCCTCGCGTGGCGTAGAGCCGTCGTACTTCCGATTGCGGCGGCTGTTTTTCTGTATAACCGGGTGGAACCTGCTGGGCGTTGTTATGGTGTAAAACATGCCCGTATGGCCCAAGCGGCGGGCTTCGGCCTCGGTGTCGCTGATGCGCAGCATGAGTTCGGCGCGGCGATGGTCGGGATTCGCCAGCCCTTTTTCGGCTAGCTCTGCCAGCGTGAACACCTGCCCCTCTTGGTTGATGGCCTCCATGGTTTCCAGCAGGGCGTTGTTGCGGAATTTCTGGGAACGGCGGCGCTCCACCGTGAAATCGCTGCAGTAAATGCCAGCCTGCTTGTGCACGCGGTGGGCTTCACGCATAACCTGCTCGACGGCGCGGCCGCACTGACGTCGCAGCTTGCGACGCCACCAGAGCGAGCAGCTCAGACGCGCTAGCTGGGTTTTGCTCGCCAATTTATCGCTAGGGGGCGCGATACCATGGAGCCTGCACTTAGCGTGCCCAAACTCGATGGCTGCAGCTTGAACGACAGAAAGGCCCAGCGGGCGCATGTAATGCCACTTTTGGAGGTGGAAATTGCCGATGAGGGGCGGTGGCGTGAATTGATTGCGAGTGCGGGCGCAAGCGTCTTGATAGTCGCGGAATTGCTCAGACAAAGGCTTATTACCTGCCGCCATGCGGGGCCTTCCGGCAGGTGGTAACAGACCCAGCCGCTGCAAGCGGTTGACCCTGGCAATATCGCCTATCAAGAGGCTCGCTTTTTTATCGATGGCGGCTGCTTGCGCCTGGGCATGATTCACCAGGGCCTCATCGTCGTGGGTGGCGTTTAGGCTGCCAATGACTAGGCGCTTTTCGACGCTCTTTAGCCAATGGCTGGCGGCCTGCAGCCCCTCAATGGTGGTTGAGCCGCGATTCACTAGCGCATTCATCGCGCGGGTGAGTGCTGGGCGGATCGGTAGAAACCGGCCCAGCACGAAGGACGGTTCGATTAGCTCTTGCGCATTCCGACGTAGCCAGCGGTTAGCCGCGGCATGACCATGCCGCTTTGAAACATGGACATAGCCATCGGCTAACTGGCTGGCCAACGACGGCAAGCGCTCGAAGTGCGCCTGCAGGAACGTGTAACAATCCTGGGTGCCAGAGCTGTGCTGAAAGGCTAAGGCTAGCGCGCTCACGCTGCTACCTCTTGAGCCACTCCAATGACGCGCGGCGGCGTTTCGCAGAGCGCGGCCGCCAGCGTAGCGGCGATAGCCAGATTGTTGTCGCTTAAAACGCCCTCGATTTGAGTCAGTTGGCTGCCCAGTTTTTCAACTTCGCGCCTCAACTCTTCACCGGCCATTTGACTGTTCTGCGTCGGCTGAGCCTGCAGCTCGGCGGCGAGGCTTTTCAGTTGCGCGTGCGCTTCATAGAGCCCAAGCATGACCTTATTCACGTTCATGCGACCCCCTTTTCGATCAGGCTGAGCCAGTGGAGCGCCGCCTTGGTGTTGCCTTCCGCCAGGGCTTGACGGGCGTGGCTGGCGAGTTCCGCGCTGGGATGTTTGCGGTTGCGTAGCTGATCTTTCAGGCCGCTGGCGTAGTCGCTCATGCGGTGGATGGCTGCTCGCACAGTGGCACGCTCGGGCCTGGTGAACTGGCTGATTTGCTGAGTGGCATCGGCTGAAAGGCCGGCGCTTTTCAGCACCAAGCGTCGCTCAGCAAAGGGGAGATCTGCCCACACGCTGACAAGGTCTTGATCGGCGGCGCGCTGGCGTAACTCGGCGCGCAGTGCGCCAAAGCCTGCGCGGTCGGGCTGAACGCGCGGCTGTGTTTGTCGGGCGGGTAATGGGGTCACGGTGGCCATGGGCTAACCTCAGTGTTCCAGAACGATGGGGCGGCGGGTGTCGGCATCCACTACGCGGGCTAGGCCAGCGTCGCGGGCTTGTTGAATCATGCGGCTGAGGTCGCGTGCGGTGAGCATCACCGGGCGGCCGCTGTCGTCGCGGAACACGACGACGTGTGAGGTGGTGGCGTCTACGTCAATGCGCGACGATTCGTTGACGCTATCGAGATCGGCAAAGGCCTGAATGGCCGCCACTTCGGCGGTGGCTTCGCTGTGCCCGTAGTCGTTCACCAGGGTGCCAATGGTGATACGCAGCGCTTCGGCGCGGCTGTCCCAGCGGTGCTGCCAGAGCAATTCGGTGGCCAGCTCGAAGGGGGCTTTTGCTGAGTTGATGGGTAGTACGTTCATTTTTTCGGTTCCTTTTCGGTTAGGTCTAATCGCACTTGCTGCATCAACCAGGAGGACGTTTTTACGCTGATGTCCGGATTTGGCGTGCGGCTGGGTGCTAGCGTTTCGGTTACGTTTAGGTCGGCTTTGCAGCGGTACCCGCACTCAAAATCGTTACTGCAATGCAGGTAAAGCTCTCTGAACACAGGTAAATGCGTCTTCGAAGTCCGCACTTTCATGTGTGCCCCGCAGTGGGGGCAGTCGAATCGCAACCGGCTTAGTGCATCGGTTTGCTCAGTCACTTCGCCCCCTTACTTCGTAAAGCGCCCTACCTCTTCCTGTGAGGTTTCCCACGCCTTTCCTCATTCGGCGGCGTAACAGCCATTCGGCGGCTTGGTCTTTCGTTTCAAGCCCTTGCTGCTGTCGCACCGCCTCTAGCGTTCGCTCCATTTCTTCGTCTAGCGCCAAGTGGATCTCTTCGGCCATTTTGGGTGCTCCTTTGGGGCCTTTTGTGTGCCTGCCATTAAGAGGCGCGCTGATCCACACTGCCGTTAACGATGTCGCTAACGCCTAGTGTTTCTAGCGCCTCCTTTAGGATGAGCTGGCGTAGCAGGGTGGCTTTGGACATCCCGGTGTAATCCACCAGGGCATCAATGAGCTTGGCTTCGTAGTCGTCGAGATTGACGGCTGAGTAGCGAGAGCGGATGCGACGAGTATCTTGGTGCATGGCTTGGTTCCTTATGCGGCGTCACAAACAACGGGGTTAATCAGCGATGAGTGTTTCTTGCTGGTACTGGCTTAGGCCTCGCTCAATCATGATTCGCGTTGCCGCAGACAAGGAGCGCTGCTCTAGCTCTGCAATGCTTTCCAACTCAGCCCTAACGTTCGGAGTAACACGCACGAGCACTTGAGTCGTTTTGTTATTGGAAGGCGGTGCACTCGGATGAGTGGCCTTCGTGGCGTTCAATAGCGTCATGAGTTAGGCTTCCTCTAAATGGTCTTATCGGTCTGTATACATACGAGAATGATGATTCACAAACGTGAATACGTCAACTCCTAAAAGGATCTTTACGTGAATAGCTTCGGCAGTCGACTTAAAGAAGAGAGGGTTAGGCTTGGGATGTCTCAAGAGGCGTTCGGCGAGGCTGGCGGCGTCAAAAAGGTAGCCCAATATAACTACGAGACTGATAAGAGAGCGCCTGACGCCTATTACCTTCAAAAGCTAAGGGCCTTGGGCGTCGACGTTAACTACCTTTTTTCGGGTACACGCTCGGATGGCTTTCGTTCGAATAATTCGTTTTCAGACGGAAGCGTCGAGCGATTTAATTCAAGCAAAAATAACAATGCTGCAACTGCAGAAGATCAGGCCGCCTATCTTGAGCAGCGCATGAGCGATCCCAGTGTTGCGTCTATCCCGATGTATGACGTGGAGTGTGCAGCGGGTAGCGGGCGTAGCTTTGAAGGGGAGCCGGTGCTGGGTTATTTCCACATGGATCGAGCCGTTCTCAGTGAGCTGAAATTGCCCGCTGATTCCGGGGCATGGGTGCGGGCGCGCGGTGACTCGATGTTGGGCACGATCGACGACGGCGATTACGTGTTCGTGGACTTCACTCAGCGCGACCCGAGCCGCGAGGGCGTTTACCTGATTTTGATGGATGGCGAGCGCCGGATTAAACGGATGCAGCGCGTGGCGGGTGGGGGCTGGCTGTTGATCAGCGATAACCCGCGCTACGACAAAGAGCTGATTGCACCGGAGCAAAAGCAGTTCGTTGAAGTGCTGGGCCGGTGTTTGGTGAACCTGGGGCAGGTGCTCTAGGGGTATTACAAACGACAGGGAGAAAGGGAATGAAGTTATTACGTAGCATGGCAGTAGCTGGCTTGATGGCGTTCTCGGCATTTGCGCTTGCTAACGATATTGAAAACGGGCCTGACTTTGGCTTTACACCAGACGAGTATGCCGAGCGCTTTAATGGTCACCTTGATCAACTGGGTTTGCCGTTGGCTTTAGACCCCACGATCAATGAAGAGGATATCGGTGCTCAGGCTGTTTTCAGCTCCGTATTTTTCGACACTGTTGCCATCACTGGCACGGCTAAGCCTGAGTCTCGCTTGGTGAATGGCTTTATTCTCAACGGCACTGGCAATGGCACAGCAGAATCAGGCCAGCTCATCATGGTGATGTTTGCTACCGCCATTGCATCCATTGATCCCAACAGCTACCCCGATGAGCATATCCCCACCGTTTTGAGCCTGCTCGAAGATATGCAGAGCAGTCCTGAGACCACAGCCAGCACAGTCATTGATGGTGTCTCCTACAACATTTCCGACTCTTCTTATACCGGCGTCATGCTTGGCATTAGCCCGGCTGAATGAGTTTTGATCTGCATAGGTAGACATACATGAATAAATTTTCTAAAGCCTGCATTTATGCGGTCTTGCTGCTGTTGCCTACTTCATCGGTATTTGCAGAGACATTGAGCGGCAGGGTTATCTCTGTGACCGATGGCGATACGGTCGTTTTTATGACCGGCGGCAATGAACTGCGTGTTCGCTTGACCGAGATCGATGCGCCTGAGAACGATCAACCGTTCGGTGATGAGGCTACCGCTATGCTGGCCGATATGGTGGCTCAGGATCTGGTCACGCTGGAATCGGAAGGCACCGACCGTTATGGCCGCACGCTGGGGCGCTTTTACGTGGGCGATCTGGACGTGAACCGTGAAATGGTGGCTCGTGGCGGGGCGTGGGTTTATCGCGATTACATGAGTGATTCGAGCTTTTTGGAGAACGAAACGGCGGCGCGTGAAGCCGGACGGGGGCTTTGGGCGTTTGATGAGCCCATCGAGCCATGGAATTGGCGTCGAGGCGAGCGCTTACCCGCCCCGGCTATCCCGCCTGTTTCTTCCGCGAGCGACTCGCCTTGGAGCTGCAGCGATAAGCCGTATTGCGGCGATATGACCAGCTGCGCGCAAGCCTATTTCCACCTTGAACAGTGCGGCCTTCAACGCCTCGACCGCGATAAAGACGGCGTGCCGTGTGAAAGCATTTGCCGGTGACCCATGCGATTGACGTACTTAGGCCCGTTGGCCATGGGGATTGACCACCCCGCGTTAGTTGGTGTCGATTGTGATGGCTATTCCCCTAACTGCTTTGCCGTTGAAGTTGGTGCAGATGCGGGCGTTCATGGTGCCGTGATCGAGGGCGATGTATTGGTGGTGGACGAATCGCACAGTCTTGGCCATGACGACTTAGTCGTGGTGGAAATGGACGACGCGCTCCACCTGTACAAGACGTTTCGCGTGGGGTCTCGGTATCGGCTGTTGCCGCCTAATGGGGGGAATGGACTTATGGCGACGGCACGGATGGTGCGCGGGGTCGTGGTGCACCAGGCGCGGTGCCAGTTGGATGAAGCGCTGTAAACACCCAAGCCCGCCACCGCGCGGGCTTTTTTGTGGGCGTTAGCTCGGCGGGGTGTGTTCGCCGTCGCGCTTTTCTAGCTGCAGGGCGGTGGTGTAACTCGATTCGGTGAGGCTGTGCGTCACTTCGGTGATGATCCAAGGCGTTGCGTCGATTTGGGGTTTCCAGCCGATGCACCAGGCGGGGGTTTCGGGGAATAGCTCGGGATCACCTATTGCCTGGTTGATGCTGAAAAAGGCGGTGCCGCGTTGGATGCGTTGCCATTCGGCTTGCGCGGCTTCTAACGCTTCTTCCTCGCTGGCGTAGGTGTGGCGTAGCTGCTGGGCGTTTTGGGGTTCGCCGACGGTGACGGCTTCGCGGCGGGCGTGGGCGGTGTTATTCCATAGCGCGGTGACGCCGGTGTAAGCGTCGCGTTCGGCTTTTAGGTAGCGGTGCTGGTCACCGGACTGGCGGCGCAACTGAATGGGCGGGATTTCTAGCCCGGTGGCGGTGGTGGCTTGGCCAGCGGGTACAAAAATCAGGTGGCCGGTTTTGACGGTGGTCACCGCGTCGAAGCGCTCTGCCAGGCGCGTTAAAAAATGCAGGTCGCTTTCGTCGGTTTGGTCGATGTGGGTGATGCGCACGCCTGCCAGCGTTGCCCCTACGCTGGGCGTTAGCTCATGCCGGGCGGCGATGGTTTCGATGATGTCCCGCACCGTGACGCTATCCCAGCTTTGTGTCCGCTTTCCTGGTAGCCCTTGGCGCATATTGGCACTTGATGCGCGAATGTTGAGCGTATCCGGCGCGCCGGTGTGCTCGACTTCATCGACGATGAACGTGCCGCGCTCGGTGAGCGCTTGCCCTTTCCAGCCGATGGCCAGCGTCAGCTCTGCGCCGGTGGGCGGTATATCGAGCATGCCGTCATCATCGGTGAGGGTGATATCGAGCTGATCCGCTTGCATGCCGCGCCGATCATGCAGGGTGAGCGATGCCAGCCGCGCGCGAAACTCCGGGCTGATGATTTGGCCCTGTAGGCTGATGCGGTAGTCGGGCTGCATGCTCATGCCAGCGCCCCGGTAATGGCGCGGAGGGCGCTGCTTTCTAGCACGCCGAGCAGCTCGGTTCGGCCTTCATCAATGCGGGTCAGTTGCAGGTCGAACTCGATTTGCTTGGCGGCACCGTCGCGGAAGAACTCGCTTTTGCGCTCTTGCAGGCTTGTGATGGTGTACATGCCGTAATAGGTGCCGGTGCCTTCGATGAGTGGCCACGCTTGCCCCTGATCCGCCAGGGCGCGGAGCATGTCTAGGTTTTGCTGGCCACCGGTGAACATAGGCAGCAGGGTGCCGGTGAGGTTGATGGTGTCGTCACCTGGGCCAAGGAACTGATGCGCCGGGCGGGCGTTGATGCGTGAGGTGCTGGCGTGCCGCCAGTTGGTTTGCCGCTGTAGCTCTTGGTAGGCGGCGGTGCTGAGGCCGAACACAAACAGTCCGTAGGTCATCATCATGTGATTGCTCTCAATCGTTATCGTGGAAGTTTCGGCGGCTGGCAGCGGCGGCGCGGCGTTCGGCGTCTTGTAGGGCGCGCTGTACTTGCTCATTCACCAGGCGTGCCAGGGCTTGCTCATCCATTCCCGGTGCGGCGTGTACTTCGATGTTGATACCGCCGTGAATCACTAGCCCGCCGCTGGGCGCTGCGCTGGCGTGGCTTTGCAGCGGTGGGCGGGCGTCGATCTGGATGCCGCTGGTATCGATGCGTAGCGGGTCGAATTGCGGTAGTTCTGGCCACTGGAACCCCAGCGCATCCATCGTGGGCAGCTCTGGGCGCTCGATGTGGGCGTACAGCCCCGGCAGTTGCGGTAGCTCTGGACTTTGGATCTCTGGTGCGCCCAGCTCGGGCAGCGTGGGGCGCTCTACCTGCAGCGCATCCAGCGCGGGCAGCTCTGGGCGCTCGATGTGGGCATAAAGCCCCGGCAGTTGCGGTAGCTCTGGTGGTTGAACGTCTATCGCCATGGCTGGCGAGGCGACACCAGCGCTGAGCATCAAGCCTGTGGCGGCGTTGCGCAGGTTGCTGGATAAACTGCGTACTTCTTTGAGCGGGGCGTCTGAGTCCTGATCGATACCTTCGGCCAGCCCTTCCATGGTATGCCCACCAAGGCGAGCCCATACGCGGCTAGGGCTGTGAATCTCTTGGTCACTTCGGAAGATTCCGGTAATAAAGTCGCCTACGCTACTTACCTTATCGCGTAGCGCTTGCCACTTGGCATCAATGCCGCCAATGATGCCGTCTATCACTGAGCTGCCTAGCTCCCTAAAGCCTTGGGGTAAATCAACCATCAACTGCCTGATAGCATCCATAAAGGCGTCTCGAATGATGCCCACTGGCGACCAGTCATTGAGTATTTGAATCACCGCCACTAGCGCGGTGTTGACGCCCTGCAGAATGTTTGCTCCCAGCTCCACAAGGTATCTGTTTAGGCTCGCCACAAACTCAAATACTGCGCCTAGCGCCTCTCCAAGGCGTTGTCCTGCGCTTGCGGCTCCTTCGAATTGTTCTGCTGTTAGCTCAACCGGTGAAATGAGCTGGCCTATCCAGCCCCATAGGGTTTTTACCGTATCAACCAGACCGGAAAGCAGCGGCGCAAAAGGAGTGAAGATGGATAGCACCGCTGAAAATGAGGCGCGCATTTCTTCCGCGACTGGGCCCATGGATTCCCGCAAGCCCTGCCAGAAACCCATAAAGAACGCCTTGATGGGCTGCCAGTATTTGTAGAGTGCTACGCCTGCTGCTGCCAGTGCGGCAATGCCCGCCACGATCCAGCCAATAGGGGTAAACATGATGGCAATGGCTAGCCACTTGAAGGCGGCCACCGCTGGGGCGATCAGCGCCTTCATGCCCCCTAGCGCTGCGCCCATGATGTTGAAGCCCTGCGTTAGCCCGCCTAACCGGATTCCCAGATTGGCCATGGCATATCGGGTGAACAGTAGCGGCCCTAAAATGCTGGCCATCATCATGGTGGCGGCACCGCCGACGGTGGCCAGGGCGATCATGCCCGCCGCTACCTTGGCGATGGTGCCTGCTAGCTCGGGGTTGGCCTCTATCCATGCGCTCACACTGCGCGTCACTTTGGTGATGTTTTGGATTAAGTCGCGGATGGGACCTTTGTTGGTTTCAGTGATACTGATGCCCACGTCTTCCCAAGCGCTACGCAGGCCTTTTAGGTCGCCGCCAATGTTGTCAGCGCGCACTCTGGCGACTTGGGCGGCTTCGCCCATGGAGTTGGACAGCACTTCCACAAATGCCTCAATGCCTGCGGTGCCTTGCTGGGCGATAAGCTCGGCCATGCCCGCGCCTGGCTCTTCGCCGAAGATGGCTTTTAAGTATCCCGCCCGGTCTGCTGTGCCCATTGAGTCAGTTGCACGCGCAACATCCGAAAGGATTTGGGGAACATCTCTTAGGTTGCCTTGAGCATCTTTGGCGTTAACGCCTAGCGCGTCCATCGCGTCTGCTGCGGCCCCTACGGGAGCTGCCAGGCGAGTCACCATCGCCCTAAGAGTGGTACCCGCTTGGCTAGCTTGAATACCCACATTGCCCAGTAATCCCGCCATCGCAGCTGACTGCTCTAGCGACATGTTCATCGCTCTGGCCTGGGGAGCCACAAACTTCATCGACTCACCCAGCATGCTGAGATCAACGTTTGCACGGGTAGTGGTGGCTGTTAATACATCACTGACGCGCTGCATCTCGCTCGGATCAAGGCCGAAGCCTGAAAGAATGTTGGAGGAGATGTCTGCTGTTCTAGCGAGGTCTGCATTATTGGCTAGTGCCAAGTTGAGCATTGAGGGCATAGCCGCTTGAATCGCGTCCGAATCAAAGCCCGCCATGGCTAAAAAGCCTTGGGCATCGGCGGCTTGGGTAGCACTGAATGCCGTAGAGGAGCCTAGCTCTCTAGCCTGCTGTTGTAATGCTAGGAAGCGCTCATCATCTGCCTCTAGGCGTGTGAGTGCTTGTACCCCAGACATCGATTCGCCGAAGGCCACACCTGGTGTTAGCAGGCGGCTGGCGGCGTAGCCTTGCGTAATGCCGGTACCGAACATGCCCATTCCCACGCCTTGAGCGCGGGCGACGTGGGCCATGCCGTTCTGGTAGCGGTCGCGGGCTTGGGTTAAGCGGCGCTGGCGTTCGGCAACTTCGGAGAGGTGGCGTTTCTGTTCCTGCAGCGTGGTGTC